CGACATCATATGCGTTTGCTGCGGTAGTTGCATCACGTTGGATGCTAGGTAATTGTTTTGCAGCTTTCTTAACATAAGAACCAAGTGTAGCTTTGCCAAGTTCATTTACTTGCTCGCCACCCTCTAACCAATTCATTAAGAAGTCGTCCATTTCGTTGCTACGGATGCCTTCAATTTGATCATGAAAATCAGCAGCTTCATCACCTTGTAGGTATACTGACTTGCCATTTCCTGTAATTTTTACATGTCCATCACGGTCAATACGGAATTGCATGTCGCCATTTTCATAGCTTTCTACAGTGTCATCTTCATCTACTGGTTCAGGTTGACCGGGCATCGCATAACCGCCGGACTCAAGCGAATGTATAATGTTATCTGCAAGTGCTTCTGTTTCAGGATAATCACTTACAGTTGAACTCCATTCAATTTCGTCGCCATCAGCGCCTAAACCCCATAGGAGGTCCATTGCATCTTTAATGTTGTCTACGTCATATTCGTTGCCGTTATAATCAATAATGTTAATACTGCCGGGAATTGTATCGCCCATATCTGATGTTGCGCCAATATAAATTGCTCCGGCATCTGCTGATTCTTTTACTTTTTTCTTCTTTTTGTCTTCAGCTGCTTTTTTGGCTGTTTCTTTCTTGTCTCCGTCCTTGTCAAGGTCAGCAACGTCAGGCTTTGCTGATTCCATTAAAGTATCTCGAATTTGATACATATTCTTAGGTGGAGTCTGTAATGATTCTGTTTTAGGTTTGCTCATGCCCGCTAGTTCGCGAAGGCGATCCATATCATGTGTCATTTCTTTTTAATTCCTTTGTACTCTGTGCTATGCTTCACTCGATTTTTTGCAATCTCTTTAATGAATTTAGCTTTAAACTTCTCGCCAACAAAGTCAGCTTGCTTAACCTTTTCAGCTTCGGAATAATTATCATCGCCCAAGCGCGGCTTATATTTTTCTTCTGGTGTTTCTTTATCTTCTTCTTCAACATGCAATGGTTCTGCTTTGTTGCGTACAATCATAAAGCGTTCATGTATGCCCATCTTTTGTGTTAGCTCTGCAAGTAACTGATGTGGTGACACAGGCTGCTTTGTTTTAAAGTCGATCATATAAACTTCAGTTGCACCAATGCTTCTAAAGTCTCTTGGATTCTTTTGAACAATAGTACGCTTTGGTGTTTTGATGTCATAGCCGTCAAACTTTCGTAGGTACAACTCCATAGCATCAAGTTGCTCGTCTGTAGGTTCTTTAGCAATCTTCAAGCGGAATTCGTGTTCAACTGCGCTTTCTGCCAAATACTTCTCTAATTTGTTAGTCATAGGAGTCTCCTGTTTCGTATATTTATCATTCTGCGTCATTTCTTGTAAATATGAATATCTCAGTGCCGCTTGCCATTTCTGATTCAAATCGGTATCCCATTTGGCTTGCATATCTCTGTCCCATACGTCTGTATAACGTGTTGCGGCTAGTGCTACCTGATCCGGCATCTTTTACAGCCATAAACATCACAGTAACCGGACGTTGATCTTGTACAATATCAGACAGCAAGTTGATCACAACTGAAAAGACTTTTGCGGCATTACCTTCGCCGGTAGCAATTGTACTGTCATTACGGTAAAAGTCAATTTGTAAATCTTCAGTACCGTCACCAGCAACCACGACTTTGACTTCATCACCATCTACTTCAGTACGATAAATTGTTTTGTGTCTGTCTTGAGATGTAATATCCCAATCAACTGACGTGTCAAATAATTCAACCAGTCTCATACGTCTTTGTCTCTCTTCATCTCATCCATTAGTTCGCGCATCAAGTCATTGCGAGTTGTGACAACCTTGCCTTCGGTTTCAATTGCATCATCTGTATCATCATGATTCTTGAGATGACGAGCTTTCAAATAATCTAGCTTTTCGCGCTCATGTTGAAGTTTAGCATTACTGATTTGAAGCTTGACCATTTCAAGCTTTTTCTGTGCTTTGTTTGTCTTTGCATTTAATGCATTGGTCATCATACTGCTAGCAGCATTAAAAATGTCCGCTGAATGCCTATCTTCTACGTGCTTACCAAGTTCAACCAAGTCATCAAATACAGACATTGCTTTGTCTGCATACTTGTCATAATCTGCGTCTGCGGATTCAAGTCCTGCAACTTGTGGCAATGCAGCGTCAATCTTGTCAGCTTTGGCCATTAGGGCTGTCATTTCTTCAGCAGTGTATCCGTCGATGTTTTCATCTTCGATCTCGTCATCCTCTGGTTCATACATTGGCGGCAAGTTAAAAGTTTCTTCTAATTTCTTTGTCATGTTATTTCCTTTATTGGTCCCATAACCTTGTGTCGATTACTCGTGTTGTAATTCCAAAGGGTTCGAATACTAATGATTTACCAAACACCAATTCGTCGTCACTTCTTGCTAATAATACACAAACTGGATGCTTACCAGTTTGCTGTGCATAGATTAAGGCTTGCCCGATGCATTCGTAATGCTTAGGTGATTTTGCCCAATCAAATTCTATTACCACAAATTCAGTCATGCAATCAGGAAACAATCCTGATTCTAATCTTACTACTTCACCGCTGTATAGTTCTGCGCAGATTTTGTCTGAATAAAAATTCTCACGCTCTGCTGCATAAACTGGAGTAGAAGTTAATAGGAACGATATTATTGAATAAATTAATTTCATACTCGACTCACAATATACATGTCTCTAATGTTGCCATGCCAAAATTTGCCCTTGCTGTCTGCATCAAGCCATTCAACATACAAATCTTCTCCTACTTCATGCACAACGTATTGTCGTCCACTAAGCAATGTCATTAGTACATCGCCTTCTGGATTGATTTCTAGTTCGTCAATCCAACTTGAAAAGACAGCAACTTCGTCTAATCTCATTTCTACAAGTCTCATCGTTTCTTCCTCGTTACTGGTGCTTTACGTTTCCCACGTCGTGCTGTAGGCTTTTGTGGATTGTTAAAGATGTCTTTCTCAGTAATAATGCGGAACCCAATACCTTGTTGTTCGCACCATTGCTTTGCATATTTCCATTTAGCTTGATTGATAACAGCTTGCGCTTGATCGTATTGACCTTTAGCTTCGCCCACAATTTGGCTGCTTGGCTTAACTTCAACTATCTCTGCGTGGCGTTTGCCTTTTGCATCAACATATACCACAAAGAAGTCAGGCACATAAGTTTTCTTTTGTCCTGTAATTGGATGGATATATGGGATTCTATGGCTTTCACTTGACCAAGCTATAATGCCCGGGTGATTGTCGCACATGCGCATAAAATGCAATTCCCAACCACTACGGTACTTTGGCGTATGCTTGCCAACGTATTTTTCGCCGTTTTTTGGTTGATATAAGCCTTGCTGATAATTTGACATACTAATACTTACCTATTTCCGCCAATTTTTTCCATACCTTTTTTGCATAAAGGCTTCGACTTCATCGGTCGGATTCTTGATATATCTTATTGCAACTCCATTAGACTTTACCGCATATAGTTGTACTTCAGGTGCTGGATTCTCGATATATTGTATTGCTGCAAAGGATGACTTAACTGCTGCCATTTGTACTTCAGGCGGCGGATTCTTGATATATTCAATAACCATACCGTACTCATTTACTGCGGCCAATTGCATCTTTAGGGTTGGATTTTTGATCCATCTAATAGCCCCGCCTGCATCTTCACATGCGGCCAGTTGTTGCTCTGGTGTTGGATTCTTTATAAATTTTATTGCATTTCCATTCTTCTCTAATGCTGCTTCTTCTATTTCAGTAGATGGATTCTTAATGCCGCCTAATGCCCATCCATCATTCATTACCGCTGCCATTTGTACTTCAGGCGGCGGATTCTCGATATATTGTATTGAAGTTCCATTCTTCTTTACTACTTGCATTTGTAATTTTATTGGTGGATTCTTATAATTAGCTATATTGTCTGGATTTTTTAATATTGATTGCATTAACTGCCGATCTTCTTCTGATCCGCCCTTAATTCTAGTAACAGGAACATCACTATCAGGGTACAGCCGAGGATCTAGCTTGAGTATTACAACGTTGTCTAGTTTATTTTGGCTGTTAACTTCATCTACCCATTTTGTAATTGCTTTTGCAAAGCCGGGCACGTTGGTACCATACATTTTATCTTCGATGCCAAACTCAATATGAGGCGACCCTAATATATCAACAAACGGCTTAATAGCTACCCGGCCAGTTGGATTTTTTAAATCAGGATCATTCTTATCAGTTACGTATGCTACAACTGTACCTGCTTTTACATCGAGAGGCACATAATTTTTCATCATTCCATTTTTTAAATTCATACATGTTGTCCAACCTCTATCTGTAGACATGCCTCCAATATCATATGGATGACGGGATATAACAACCATATATTCTTTCTGGGTGCCTTCTCGGGCTTTGTCTGTATTAAACTTAGCTAACAGTTCTTGTTGTTTCAATTTGGTTAACAACTTGCCAATTTTAATGTTTTGTTTTGTATCTTTCTTTTGAGCAATACCCTTAGTATAATCGACAATTTCAAATCCGCTTTGTTGTATTGAATCTTCAATTTCTTTTTGGATTCTCGATGCTCTAGAAACTGTGGCACTTTGGATAGGAATAAACACACGATAGCCGTTTTTGTCATGCTTGTATTTTGGATTAGTAAAGATAGAGGCATACCGCGTCTTGTCCCATCCTTTTACTAATGGACGGTATTCGCTTGGCTTTAATGCCTCTAATATTTGTGCAATTTTCATTTGACTTCTAAACACCTAACGTTATGCATGTATTTAGCTGAATTTAGATATTAGGATCTACTCGTGCAGACGCTTTGATGTTTCGCGTTTGAATGCTTTCTGGCTGGAATGTAACCGAATACATTACTGCATTGCTGTCGCTGTAATCCAATGTATCACCGCTAATGTTTGTAATGATTGGGTTGTTTAGAACGGTTTCTCTATATTGGTTACGGTATCCATTTTGAATGATTGTTATAGTTGGAAAGAAATAACGATCATTTGTTGGAGTAAATCCAAAGTCTGTTTCAAAGCTTGGGTTGACAGTGCTGTTGCCTTCAACAGTTGTTCTTACATCAATGCCTTCTGTGCCATTAAAATAGTGTGCAATATAACGTGTCATTATATCGTGCCATTCACTGTCAAAGGTGTCATAAAATGTAATTGTGATCGGATCGTAATTAAGCTTGGTTTGTACCACTCGCTTTTTGTTGTATTGATTTAATATCACAGTGTCTGCCGAAAAGCTCGGAACTGTGGTTGATGAAACACGAGTAAGTGTTACAGCATTTCTGTCAAACAATCCAAGTTGAACTGCAAAGTTAAACTTTTGACGAGGCACAAGAAGCTGATCGCCATCGCTGCGAAACGCTTCTTGTGCATAGTTCAAAATCATTATTAATACTCTTCGTCGTCTTCGTCGCCGTAATCATACTCGTCTTCATGAGGTCCTGCATCATGAAGGATGCTATCAAGTTTACCACCGTAATGGTAAATGATACCCTTCATGTTTTCATCGCCTGGGTATTCTTTTTCAAGAATACCCAACAAGTCTCTAAACGACGCAATGATGTCACTTTGAGTTGTATCAGTGCGGTGTCCTTCGGGATCACGGCTTTCAGTAATAAGCCCGCTAAGGACTCGTAGTCTATTTAAATCATTCATATTCTATTATCCTGTTGCGTTAGTCTGTTCGTTAGTATCAGTTGCAAAGATTGGGTTGCTAAGTGTATCAATGGTACCAACAATGTGTTCTGCGTTGTCGTAACGGATTTGAACTTGAATACTTTGGTACTCGCCACCGCTTGCATAGTTTGTTTCATTGTATGTAAGGTTCTGGATGTAGCAACCACTTAGGCGCCATGTGTCCAAAACTGTTGGGTCTGGGTTTGCACCGTTTAAGTTTTCAATGTCACACTGAAACTTGTAGCTAATGCCTGCTTGAGGTGAACTCTGTGCAGCCATGTCAATTTGCTTGGCAACCTGTTGGTCAAGAATAGATGAAGTAGATGAGTTAATATCATCACGTAGTTCAATTGTTACTGGTTCCCATGTGTGTTTACCTGCCAAGTAAATACGTGAGTTGTATGTTTCTACTACCACTTCATCATGTGTAAAGTTTGGACGAGTGACACTGACAACGTTGTTTGTTGCAACCTTTGTGTCACCTGCACCCATGTTGATGAAGTTTACACGGAAGCGGAATTGTAGTTTCGGCATAAGTGTACCCTGGCTTTCGCCATTAACTGGAACACTCAATTTATCTAGCACTGCCATATGTCTATCTCCTTGTTATGCGTTTTCTGCTACAAGTATTTATCAATATGGTGCATTTTTTTCTTTACCTTTCGAGATGTCTCGTATATAGTAAATACATAAGCAAAAGGATAATGACATGACACGCACTGTAACTGATGAAGATATCCTGTTAGACCTCGAGTATCGCGGCATTGACGCATTTTTAGGTGAGATGGCTACAGGTCTGAATGTGCCCGAATGCTTTGCCGTTCGTGTATTTGATATTGTTCGCACTGCATATAACAAGGAATTGAAGTGTATAGCACAGACCGCAACCAAGCGTAGTGGCTGGTTTTGTTTGATGCCATACACCGACCAACACATTGTAACACTTGTTTCATAAGGAAACTAAAATGACACGCAAAACAGTTAGCTATTACGCCGGTAAGGACATTTCATACCCGCAACGGCCGTCAAAACCTTTCCTTGCTAGCGACGACCCAAAAGTAATTCGTGCGTTTGCTACAGATATGGAAAAGTATCTACTTGCAAAAGAAGCATACACTGCACAATCGACGGCTTACCGCAACTCACTCCAGTCGCGGAAAAATGAGCTCAAGCGTGACCTAGCTAACGAAAACAACATGACTATAGCGCAAGCTGACGTCTTGTTTAATGTGGCATGGGAAGATGGTCATTCCGAAGGCATTGAGTCTGTTATTGCCCGATTTGAGCAGCTTGTTGAAATCATTTATGACTATAACCAACTAAGCGAGGAACTAACAGAATGATGAACCCAATTGTATTTACGATCAACATTGTGATTATGTGCGCAATGTTGACATTGCTGCCCAGCGTTGCTTTTGCATTTGCAAACTCGACTGATGGGCGCGGACAACCGTACTGGATTGTGTTGCGACACACCTTTCATAAATGGGGACCGTGGTTTCAGTAAACTAACCGACTAGCAACCCGATCACAATGTGGTTTGGTCCCAACTTAGTATTACCGTCGGTATGATGGTTGGGTATTTGACATGTGTAACTACGGATGCCGGCCATTAGAATTAAAACGGCGACACCGGGTTGGTAGCACAACACTTATCACTAGTCATAAGAAAAGGGCCAAGTTGGCCCTTTTCTGCTTTATAATTGGTGCTTTATAGTGCGCCAGTGTTCACAATACGAATTGGAATGTAGATGAATTCAACTGCTTTGGTTGGAGCAATAGCAACATCAATGTAAAGTTCATTACGATCAATACGGATTGGTGTGTTATTGCTTTCGTCACAAACAACTGCAAAGTCAGTAAGTGCTCGCTTAGATAGCAAATCACTCAAGAACGATTCAACTAGCTGTACTGCACGATCACGTGTCAACTTGTCGTTCTGTTCAAACAACAATCCACGTGTCACTTCATCCAAACGTTCACGCAAGTACGCAACTAGGCGTGCAACGTTAACGCGATCAAGTGCACTTGATACAGGGTGCAAACTCTTCTGTCCAAACACAACTACGCCTTCTAGTGGGAAGTTAGCAATTGGGTTCATCTTGTTGGTGTACAATGCATCACGCTGGCCTTGGCTTAGAGAGATTGATTTAAACTCTTCTTCGCTAGTAATATAACCAACTGCGCTACCATTTTGTACAACACCGCGAATCAAGCCTGCCGGAGCAAACCAAGGAAAGCCAACGTTGTCATTATAAGCATAAGTGTAAAGTACCATGTGACTTGCCGGCACTGTAACTGTGTCGCCTGCAGGAGTTGTTGAACGTCCTGATGGGTAGTAAACAGCGCTGTAAGTGTTCTTTGTTACAAGACCATCTTCGCCGTTTTCACTTGCGCCAACACCCTGCACCCAATTCACAGCTTCAGTTGGTGATTTGCGCATCGGTGTGTCAATAATGATAAACGCTGTTTCGCCACGATCTGCGTTCAAGTTTACAAGTTCATCTGTAAGCTCTGGGAAGTTTGGAGCACACATAAGCGTAAAGTTACGGTTAGGATCACGTAGATCTTCGTTACCAGATACTGCACCTTGCATTTGTGTTGCAATATAACGACGTTGTGCAAGGCGACCAAAGCTACCGCTTCCGTCTGCATTGTTAGCAACTGCGTTTACCCATGTGTCAACTGTTGCTGCACCTGCATTAACTTCAATACCAGTTGTGTACACGCGGAGTGTATTCTGACTAACAGTCATGTTAACTGCTAGCATACCACTTGGATATAGTTGGTAATCAGGACGACTATCAAATGCTGTGCTATTTGCATCAACATCACCGCTTACTAAGGCAGTTCTGTCGTCTGCTACAAAATCATCAAACACTACGCCACGGTCTGTGCTTTGGTCAGTGTTGTCTGAAAGCAACCAGCTTGTGCCATTGTGCTTGTAAATCTTTGGATACTCGCTTTCAAGTGCGCCAGTGTCAATCCAAATATCTCCAGCAACCAATGCGCCGCCAGCTTTATCAAGCACGGGTGCGCTTGGTGAATATTGAATATCTGCTTCAATTACACGTTCCCAGCTAGCTGCGCCACGAACAAGAATATCAAGTTCAGTCTGTGTTTCGTCAAACCATAGTTGGCCTGCTACTGCACTACCTGTTGGCTCTGCGTCGCTAGCAACAAAAGTCGAAGTCAGCGCTGTAGGCGACCCTGCAACAACTGTGTTAAGCTCTAAACCACCGGAAATGGCAGCGTTAACATTGATTGCAATTTCTGCATTTGTCAATGAAGATGTAATATCAGTAAGTGAACTACCATCTTGTGCTACATATATGCCACTGTTTTGTGCGTTCTCAATTGATTCAACATCAACAAGATCAAATACGCCGTCAGTGTCTGCTCTTGCAATAACAAGATTCAAACCATTACCCGGACGTGTTGTTTTAATCCAAATATCACCAGCTGCTGGTGCTGCTGGTTGTGCATAATGTGCAGTATATGAGATTGTTTGTGTAAGTGTACCTGCACCCGCTGTGTCAAGTGCAACCCATGCGCCGCCATCACCTTTAAAGTAACCAAGTGCTACACCAGTCGGTGATGCACCGTCATAAAGAACAGCAACCAAATATGTACCGTTTACTACGGCTGCGGTTGGTGCGTATGTGCTCGGATCAGCAATTTCGCCTGCCGCTGCTAGTAGGTCAACTTCAACTGTAACACTCTGTGAAACCCAAGCTGTGCCTGTCCATTCGTGCAAGCCATAAGCGCTGCCGTCTGTATCAAGCCAAATTGAGCCTGGTGTTACTGCGCCTGTTGGTGCAGTGTTTGTTGTTACGATTTCTGCTAAGTCAACGTCTGCACGAACGATATACGCTTGTGAACCTTGTCCTAAATAGCTGTATGCTGCCAGCAATCCGTATTCACTTGTTTCTGCACCTTGTGCGCTTGCAAATGTCGGATCACCGAAAAATTGTGTTAGTTCTCGTTGGCTAGTTACAGGAACAACTAAACCGGCATTTACTGATTTTGTGTATTTTGCAATACCATCTGTTTCAGTGCCGGTTGGGTCTATTTTGTCCTGTGCAGTAGCGACAACGATTAGTGGAATAGTGCCTGCGCCTGGGCTGGCATATGCGCTTTCGTCCGTTACTGTAACGGCAACGCCTGGTGATACTAATGTAGCCATGTATAATCTCCTGTCAAGTCTTTTGCTTAACAGTATTTAGCAGACCACTACTTATCTTATATGGTTACGGTATTAACTATGTAGTTAATGCTAAATAGCAAATTGAATTTGCTGAGTAGCAGTGCGTACCAGAGTATCATTTACGTTGTAATTTAGGCGCAATCCAACGTTCTTTACGTGAAACTTTTGTAGCATTTCATCGTCGTGCTGATGTGCGTATTCGATTAGTTCTTGTGTTGTCATCGGATATGGCAAGTTAAAGAACGCGCTCTTTTTGAATTTGAGTGCTGATGAACGTGTCATTGCTGCTTTGGATTTTGATGTGCTGAGTTTGCGATACGATACACGGTCATTGTTGTCGATGGTGTATCCAATAGCAACATACTTTCGCAGTCTCAAATCCTCATGCTCAATGCCAAACTTGTTATAGATGTCAATAATTCTATCAACAGACCTTACATACGCTGCACTGTCTTTGTCGTGGTTCCAAGTTGAGTATTTGGTGTCAAGTTCTTTCATAATGATTTGGCCGCACATAACAGGTGATTTGAGCCCTGCTCGTAGCAATGCAGCAAACATCCAAAACGATTCACCTGACAACACTTGTCCATCGTTGTCAAAGTATTCTTCGTCAATGTCCAACTCAACTCCATAATGCTTTTTGAGGTTGAGCATGATGAAAAAGCTTTCCTTGAATCCGTTAATGCCTTCGAGACTGATGTAGTCTCGTGCGTATGTCTTGTCGTAATTCTTGAACGGATAGCGCCTTGGATTGAGTGCTGATATCACAGTGTACTTGTCAGTCACCAGTTCTGCTATTTTAGAGTCGATGACTCTAAACATATCAAGCTCATTGTACACTTCAGCAATTGCATCATTGTCTGCAAATACTGCCCAATCTTGATCACTAGCATATAGATGACGGAATGCAATGTTGCGAGCGATGACAGGAGATGACTTGACGTTAGTACCAATATAAGTTACGTCGCTGTCGTAATCATCATCTTGATATTCCTGATTGACAACATAGATGTCGAATCCCTTTTCCTTCATCCATTCAAGTTGTCGCTTGTGCACATCTCTGCGCTTAGTTGACATCTCGTCAGTGTGTCCAAAATATGAAATAATGTATGCTCTCATTAGTCAGTCCTTGCATCAACATAGGATCTAACTATGTTTTCGAGTGCTTCTTTTGTGCCATTGTTGTATACAGTGCGGTTAAACTCATGGTGGAGATTCATCCAGCGCCATTCGCTTTCGTGGATCTCGGGATAGTCAAGCATCCATGACGTAGCATATACATTGTCTGATACTGCTTTATCAGCCCATTCGGGTTGCTCGCCGCGTTGCACTTGCCACACTTCACCGCCAAGGTCACGAATAACGTCAGCTTCATTAAAGAACCTCACATCAGGTATTACATAATCAATGTCGGGATTTTCAAGTATTGTGCGCTTTATGATCAACAACCAAATGTTGTCGTCAAAGCCTTTTCTCATGCAGTCAGTGCCAAGAAGCTGCAACACTAGCCTTGGTGTAATCTCACGTCCGAGTTCTGTTGACCAAAACTCGTCTGTTTGTTCACGCCACGCTCTGCTCTCCGGTGTGTCACCTTCAAGCATGTGTCGTGGCCAATCAAACATTGTTGCAGCGCTGTCTTTAAGTCTATCAGCAAAGCTGATTTTTGTATAACCGTATTCGTTTACTAAGATGTCGCCAACTGTGCCTTTACCGCTGCCGATAAGACCACATATGCCAATTATATTTCGTGTCAATGCTTTCTCCAGAATGTACACTATTGTAGCATAATTCTGTAATGAAATCAAGCACTTAGTTTAATGATGAACAACGCCTCTTCGATTTCTGTAAGGACTGAAATTCGTTTCCAGTTTTGTTCTTCTAGTATCATCTCGGCTGACAAGGCTCCTAATTGTTGTACAATTTTGATATCATCAGTTTGGTTAAGCAACTCGACAATTAGTTGGTTGTTGATACCATACTGCCGTAAAAACTCGAGCCGTTTACGTTGG